TTACGGCGCACCGAACTTCACCCTGCGGCGCACGGCGTTTGGCTTCGCGCCGATCAACCACCCAGAGAAGGTCTTCACGCGCCGGCTCATCAACTGGCTGCATGAGCGCGTTCTCGTCCGATTCGATGATCGCGATCTCCCGCGAGCCGTGACCCTGACCGAGCGCGGCCTCGCCGAGGCGCGGACGTTGGTCGATACGGCACGCAACCAGGCGCTGAGCGCATGAGCATGACTAGGGCTCTGCCCGTCGAGCAGCAGTTTGCCACCGGCCACCAGGGCGAGTCGCTTGTCCTGATGGTCTGCCAAGGGTGGCTGTGGGCGGGCCTCTACACCGCCGCGCCGCGCGAGACGCTGCTGCAGGTCGCGGCCAGCGCCAGCCGGAGCGTGGGGATATCGCACCACTCGCTGGCCCTCGGCGGCATCACGTTCCCACTCAACCGACTGGCTGCACAGGCCGCACACCGCTGGCTTGATCGCCAGGGCGTACGGATTCGGTCAATCCCACCCATCAACCGCGCTACGCGCAGCACGCGAGGAATCCGCGCATGAGTCGTTCTGTCGTCATCTACGGGCCGCAACTGGGCGGCAAACACGCAAACGCGCAGGAGCTGCGCGAACACTTCGGCCTCCGAGCGGTAATAGAGGACTGGGACGGCCACAGTAGCTATCCGCTGGAAGACACCCTGGTACTGACCGAAAACCCGGACGCCATAGCCGACAGTTCGTCCAAGGTGATGCACCACGGCTGGGCTATGCGCGAGTTGCTCGCAGGAGCGCGCGCATGAGCGCCCGCCCTCAGCAGATAGGCCGCGTCGCCGAAGTGCGCAACGTCCTGAGCAGATTCCCCCAGGGAGCAACGGTTGAACAGATCAAGGCCGCTGGTCGCATCAACGCGTCCAATCAAGCCATCAGCTACACGCTGTCCGGCCTGGCGCGAAGCGGCCAGGCGATGTGTCACCGCTCCGGCGTGCGCGGCATCTGGCGCCTTGCAAGCCATGTGCAGCACGCGATCGCCCCGCTGCGCGCAGCACCCGCACGGGACCGTTCGGCAGTGGGGCAGCTCACCGGTGTCAGTGACGCAGCAACCACAATCCGGCATCGGGAAGTCGACCGTCAGCAACTTGCCGACGACGTGGACGCATTCCTCGCGGCGGGCGGCCAGATCGAAGTGCTGGGCCATACGCCGCTTAGGCCGGCAATGGGCCGGCACGCGGCCAACTACGGCGGCTATGCAGAAAGGATGTTGGCCCATGACCCCCACTAAGGCCCCGACAGCGGTGGACCCTGCAGTCGAACCAGGAAGGCCGGGGAGCATCTATTCCGATGGGCCGGTGTGGCACGCCTTTGGCAACAGTCGCGCCGCCTACCACGTTCTTCCACGCCGCTCCCTGCAGTCCATGCCTGTTGAGTGGCAGGAGCGGTATGTCGCCCTGATTGCCGAAGCCCGTGCACTTCTGCCGAGCGAAGCGTTTCCCGCTTACCAGGTGATCCGTCTCAACGACGGCATGTATGCCCGCGATCCCAATCGCCAGTACCGGCGTTTACCCCCCTTCCCACTTTGCCCGGCTGGCGCCGCACCCGACGCCACAACAGCGCCGCTCGCTGGCGCATTCGTGAACACCGACATCCAATTTGAGCAGGCCCGCCAATGACCGCGAATCTCACATCCCTCCCGACGAACTGCCCGGTTCTGCGCGACGCATTCGACACGATCAACGCGATCGCTGTCGAGGCTGTGTGGCTGCCGAACCAGGCAAAGGCCATCACTATCGCCCAGGCCCAGACTGCCCTACGTGACCTGCATCACCGCCTGCCTCGCCAGCAGGATCTACGCGTGTTCGAAGCCGCCGCCACCGCGTATCGCGCGACTCTGCGCAGCAGTATGCAAGATGGTGACACGCCGCTCTGTGATGCCACCCGCGCCCGGCTGGCGCAGGCCGACGAACTACTGGAGCTGGTAAGGAATCAGACCCGCACCGTGGTGGACCCGGCTGACCCGTGGCGCGGCCTGTACCACCCTAGTCGCCTCCCACCACGTAACGCCGACGGCGAGATTCACTGTCACCCGGACGTGCCGACGTGGAGCGATGGCCGCGAGGCCTCGCTGAGGCCTTTGTTTCTCGCGCAGGGCTTCGACCTGCAAGTGACGTTCGGCGACTTCACCGAAGAAGCGGTGGAGGCCGGCGACCATCGCTACTGGGACGAGATGCGCACGTGGCAGCCCGTGGGGCCCGGTGCAGATTGGCGCTTGGTGTGGCTGGGTGATACTGAAGACGGCCCCGCTGCGTGGTTCGTGCGACCGCTGGGCGCCGAGGCGATTGTCGCCTGGGAGGCAGCACATGGCTGATGGCTCCGGTGGCTTCCGCTTCCCGTTGCATGACCTGAAGTCACGGCTGCGCACGGACGAGATCGTCGTTGATCTGTTCGCCGGCGGCGGCGGTGCCAGCCACGCGATGGAGACAGCGCTGGCTCGAGCGGTGGACATTGCCATCAACCACAACTCCTGGGCCGTGGGGCTGCACTCTGCCAATCACCCCTTTACCCGCCACCTGTGCCAGGACGTGTGGGAAGCCGACCCGCGCCTCGAGTGCGGCGGCCGACCTGTGGGCGCACTGCATGCCAGCCCGGACTGCACGCACTTCAGCCAGGCCAAGGGCGGTCAGCCGCGCAGCCGAGCAACTCGCTCGCTTTCGTGGGTTGTGCCCCGCTGGGCAGGCACAGTGCGTCCGCGCATCATCACGCTGGAGAACGTGAAGCAGATCCTGAAGTGGGGCCCGCTGATCGCCAAGCGCGATAAGGCCACCGGCCGCGTGATCAAGCTGGACGGGACAGTCGCCGCTGCCGGCGAGCGCGTGCCCTTGGACCAACAGTTCCTGATCCCGGACAAGAAGCGTGAGGGCACCACCTGGCGTCGCTTCGTCGCTGTGCTACGAGCGCTCGGGTACCAAGTTGAGTGGCGTGTGCTACGGGCCTGCGACTACGGCGCCGGGACCACACGGGAGCGGCTCTACATGATCGCTCGGTGCGATGGCGAGGCCATCAACTGGCCCGAACCGACCCACGGGCCCGCCCGCGCACGGCCGTACGTGTCGGCGGCATCCAGCATCGACTGGTCCATTCCCTGCCCCAGCATTTTCGGACGCAAGAAGCCACTCGCAGAGGCGACGCAGGCACGCATTGTCCGAGGCATCAAGCGCTTTGTGCTGGACGCGGCCGAGCCGTTCATCGTCCACGCCACCCACGGTGGGGAACGGAGGCCGCACGGGATCGGCGAGCCGATGCCGACGATCACCGCTGCCAACCGTGGCGAGATGATGGTCGTGTCGCCCACCATCGTGCAGTGCGCAAATGCATCCGCGAATGGGATCGCTTCTGGAGGCGAGCCGCTGGGCACCATCACAGCTTGGCCGCGTGGCGGATCACATGCCGTCGTTGCGCCGATGCTGGTGCAGGCCGCACACGGCGAAGGCAAGCCTGGAGGCGTGAAGCGCTGGGGCGCCGGGGTTCGGCCTGCCGATGAGCCTGCGGGGACCATCACCGCCAGTGGCAGCGGCGGCTACGCCCTCGCCGCAGCCTCCCTCGTCAAGTTCCGGGGCAACAGCGATGGTGCAGACGCCGGCCACCCGATGCCGACCATCACCAGCGGCGCTGGCGCGGCGCGTCCAGCCGGTGCCGCCCATGCCATGGGGGTCATGGCGGCGTTCCTGGAGCAGGCCAACGGCGGGTTCTACCAGGGCGCCGGCAGTGCCGTCGATGAGCCCATGCCGACCATCTGTGCCAACGGGAGTCACCAACGCCTCACCACCGCGCACCTGGTGACGCTGCGCCGGAACCTGGACGGTCAAACTACGACTGAGCCGCTCAGCACCATCTGCGCCGGCGCTACTCATCATGGGGTCATCGAGTGCGTCCTGAGCCCAGAGCAGGAAGCCGGCGCGCTGCGCGTCGCCGCGTTCCTGATGCGCTACTACGGCACGGGCGGGCAGCATGGCGAACTGGACGACCCGCTGGCGACCATTACCACGAAGGACCGGCTGGCGCTGGTCACGGTGCATCTGAGCGGTGTGCCGTATGTGATCGTGGATATCGGGCTGCGCATGCTCAAGCCGCACGAACTTTTCCGCGCCCAAGGCTTCCCGGAGAGCTACATCATTGATCGTACGCAAGACGGTCGGCAGGTAAGCAACAGCCGTGCCGTGGCCATGGTCGGAAACAGCGTCAGCCCGCCGCCTCTCCGCGCCATTCTGGAAGCGAACATCAGTGCAGCATCGCAGCCGCAAATGGATGCTGCCTGATGAACGCTAATTGGGGCTACCGCCAAGATTCGGCCTCCGAGCGGAACTTCTTAAAGGAGAGGGATAATCGTCTCGCCAGCACCGTCATTGAGAACGAACGTCCGAAACTCAATCCTGAAGCTCTTGGCCAGATCTTCAACGAACCTAATATAGGCCAGGAGGCCACCAACCGCCCCCTGCGGCCCTTCATAGATGATGGTCGTACGCTGTCCGATCGCAGCGGGCTTACTGATCTGAATGTTCTCTTTAATCCTCCCGGCTGCGGCCGAGATATCTCGAACGTGACTAATCAGGGTCGCCAGATCCGCCGACAAATTGTTGGGAAGGTTGTGAATTCTCTCCTCGACCTTCTCGGCATTCGGCAACAACGGAACCAGCACGGCCTCTACAGCACTGAGCAAGTCGCGCCCGGAGGGCCTTCCGTACGTGTCATCGACCGCCGCCCCGGCAAGCATCTTCGCGTTCGATTCAAGGCGGTGTGGAAGATTGGATATCTCGTGGAGCAGCAACCGGCCGATGACCCGACCGTTCCTCAAACGGACACGGACAATTTCGTCATGCTGCTGCTTGGCAATTCGGGTCGCCTCGCGGGAAGTACGCCAAGCAAGAAATGCCACGAAGATCGAGACAACACCAATCCCCGCGCTAACCGCCGTACCCCAGTCAACAACGCAGTTGAGCCCAAGTGGACTGCACGGTATCAAACCCTCCTGCCAGCTCATCTATGCGCTCCATTGCCAGTTACCGAGATTCTGCCACGTAGGCCACCCAAGGGTGACATCTGCCAGGCTCCCTCGCGGAAAGGACGTACCAAGTGAGCGCAAGGAGACAGACAGCTGTGGAAGACATTGACGACACTTTAGGTCTGGAAGACGCCGCAAGAATGCTACGGCTTGGCCTAGAAGCGATGAAAGACCTGGTGGACAAGGGCGAAGTACCCGCCGTGCGCTTGAATCAGAAGCACACGGTCATGCTGCGCGAGGACCTGATCGACTTCCTTCGCTCGGAGGGGCGCAAACAGGCTGCTGAGCGAAAGCGGTCGGTCATCGGCGCGCTGCCGGCAGCCAATGCACCCGCGTCAGGGTCAACGAGACGGACAAGCAAGTCGCGACGCACGAAATTGCCCGACCTTCGCGCCTACGAGCAGGCCGATCACCAAAGCTGATCGGCCAAGTCGGAAGCGCGGAGGTTGGCATACCGCTTCAGCTGTCGTGGGTCGCGGTGCCCTGTGATGTTCGCGATCTTGATGTCGGTTAGCGTGGTCCTTTCGTACAGCCTGCTCGTCGCTTCGTGACGTAGATCATGGAAGCCAAGGTCTGCGCATCCGGCCGCAACGAATATCCGCTCGAACTGGCGGGACAGCTTGCTGGACACGCGCCGCAGGGCCAGCGGGCTACGGTCGCCCTCCCAGAACGGGAATAACCGACCGCCGAAGTCTCCCTCGTACGTGGCCAGCTTGCCGAGCAGAGTCGAGGTCATAGGCACCTGACGCTTGCTCCCGTTCTTCGTCTTGTCCAGGAAGATCGTACGCCGCGCCACATCAATCTGACTGCGCTCGAGCGTGTAGATCTCGCGCATCCGCATCGCAGTTTCCAGTGCCATATCAAACATCAGCACCAGCGCCTCACGTTGAGGTAGGTCGAGTGGTCGCTGACGGCCGGCAGGCTTGGCACCGGCCAGGATCTCGCGGATGCGCTCCTCCTCACCAGGTTCGAGCCGGCGATCGCGCTCTTGGTCGGTCTTCGCCTCCCCATCGATTCTTGTAACAGCCACCTTGTCATCGGCGGTGTACGTCGAATAGCCACGGGGCAACAGGCGCAAAGGGTTCATCGGCAGCGCGCCGTGAGCCGCCAGCCAATCCAGGGCGCGCGACAGCGCCCCCACATAGTGCCGGATGGTCGAAGGCGCGAGATTCTGCTCACGCTTCATGGTGGTAACCCACTCGGTCGCCCAAGTGAAAGTCAGCTGCGGCAGGGTGATACCGATTGGCAAGCGCGAGAGCAGGACCGGCAGCAGCTGCGCGTCATCCACCGAAATGTGCTGAGCGCTCCGATACTCGGTGACCTGGCTACGCAGATCCTTCGCAGCCGCCTTGGTATTGGCCAACTCTTCAGGCACAACGCCACGGTCCAGCAGCGCCTCCAGGCGCCGCACGTATTCGTCGCCCTCCGCTTCATTGGTAAAGCTCAGATAGACCGGCTGGGGCAACAACCCCGCCCGCTTGATCGTGTACTGCCAGGAGTCTCCCCGGCGTCGCTTGGTTGCCATTTTCCCTCAACTTACAAGGCTGCAGGACCTACCGACCCCAACCAGCCAAGGCCAAACGAAAGTTAAAAATCACCCTGTATCTGCTGATTCGTGATTATTCTTGTCATAAGCCTTTGAGCCTGCGACACGGAATATGTATCAGCTTTTGTTTCATTCAAATGAGCAGCAACTCTTCTTATCTCATCATCCTTGGCAATGATTATGTAGTTGATATCATCCGGCTTAAAGTTAAGACCAAGCCCCGCCAAGGAAGCATTCGCAACCTCTGCTGTCGTCTCGCTGAAGTCGTCCATGGTGTAAACGGGATGCTGTCCCTCAACTAGCTCAGGGACGTAGCGCCACTCTCGCTCATCCGAAAAGCGATACTGAACCGGATCCCTGTCCTTTCTCCTCAGCATTCCCTCATAATTTTTAATGTACCTAACAATATCCAACCCCAAGCTGCGCGGACCCTTTCCGATCTCACCAGCCTTCTCTTTGGAGTGGAGAAACTGCATGAGGGAATAGTAGCTTCTTGCCAAGTGAGAATTATCTTGGACGTAAATAACCGGGTTCAGTTTATTGCGTATCGCCCACTCTTTACTGAGGCCTAAGCCATAGCAGCCATAGCTATTGATGTGATTCTTTATCTGTGAAAACGGAATATCACAGAAGGAAACCATCGGCACGTGTAACGTTTCTTCCTTTCCAAGAAGCGAAAACGTTTCTTTACAGTGCTTTACCCTGAACCCATCCTGAATGATTCCAAGAAGGCTTTCGAGCGAGCTGGTGAAGTGAATGATGCTGTTCGAACTCAACGCCAT